TTGTGCCATACCGCGTGCATGTATGCCACGCTATCTGTCTTGTTATCATCTGTGAATGACATTCTCTTGTGGTGGACATATATACGCTCTGGCATGTTGTTGTGAAAGAACTCCTTGCGTGACCTTGACTCTAGAAAGTTAAGGCGTAGTAGCATGATGACATATCCATCATCACTGATGTCATTCAAAGCCTTTGTGATGAACTCCTGAGCTAGAAAGAAAGGAGGGTTTGAGATTATGATATCTGGCTTGGATTTTAGCTTATAAGTGAGATAGTCTGCTATGATTTCCGCCTTACTGTCTGGGCGTATGTCTATGGTTAGCGGGTTTACGCCCAATTCATTGGCGAGTGTATCCGCGTAACTCATGCCGTGGTCAGGGTCTCCGCCAGAACAGGGGTCAAGCCATAGCATGCGGTCTGGGCGTTCTGGAATAGGGTTATAATCTGTTGTTTCGTGTTGTAAGTCTGTAAACCACGCGGAGAGGAACTCTTTAACGCATGAGGGGGGGGTGACATAATAGTCACTGACTTGACGTTTGTTTTGCTTGCGATTGGTTGATGACATGTTAGTTAAATTTTAAATTACCATAATGTACAACTGTGGTGGGTGTTTGATTTTTATAATAAGTTGTTGAGATGACTGGCGTATTGTGCTTATTGTCCTTAACTAGGGTATAAGTAAACTTGCGAGGGGTTTTCACTAGGTATGTACCCGAACAGTTTATATTGTTTGTCTTGCAATAATTCATTGCGTTTATTAATGCTAGGTTGTATAGGATTTTATTCATGGTTTTATTAATTAGTTATTAAAGTGGTATGTCACAAGGGCATATATCATCTGGCTGGATAAAGCCGTGATGTTTGCAGTATGTAACTTTGTTGCTGGTAGGGTGGTCTACTTGATAATGCAAGTCCATGCGGGGTGCATATTGATTGCATATGTGGCATTGCCAGTTGTTTGGGAGGGTTATTGTTGAGGTTTCCATGTTAGTTATTCAATTTCTGATAATGACATAGTCTCATCTTTAATATTCAAGTCACGATAATCATAGTCACCTTGCTCGAATTTCTCTTGTGCTTCAGCAGGGGTGTTAGCTTCAATGATGATACTGCCCCAGCCTTGTCTTTCCCAAGTTATCTTATATTTGTTCATGTTAGTTATTTTGATTAGTTGTTGTTAATTACTGTCCCTCGCGTAGGGTTAGCTCCCGTTCAATCTCTAGGAGTTTGTATAAGTGGGTGTGGTAGCGTCTGTCGGCTACTGTGTCGAGTTTCTTTAGAATTGCTGTCCTGAGCGAATTATGGCGGTCTAGGAGGGTGGTGGTGGACTGTTCGGACACTGGAAGGGTGTTAATTTGGCGTATTTTGATCTTTTGGCGGGGTTTCATGATTAGTTGTTTGTTAAATATGATAATACTACTGCACCGATAGCTTGTGGTAATTCAAGGGTATAGAACTGTCCAGCCGTATACTCAAAATGGTTGTCTTTGTATTCTAGCCTGCCACTCCATGTATTTTTACATGTATCTATAAATTTATTTTTATTTATTCTCTTGATAATCTTTAGATTATTGATACAAGCACGCTTATTGTCATTAAATACTTTTAAATCATGTTTGTAGTACTCATTAATTCCTCCATAGTTTGCTATGATTTCATTATCTGTAAATGAAACGCTATTTAATAATTTTAATATTTCTTTTTTCATAGTTATTTGATTAGATTGATTGCTAGTAATAGTGGGAGAGCTACTAAGATGATGGTTAACATTTCCTTGTAAAAGGTGGATAGCTTGGCGGAGGTGATTTGATATGGTAGTTGTTTATTTTGTTTGATGGTTGATTGGTACATGGTTAGTTATTTGATATTACTTCTACTAATATACAATCTTCGAATGTGCCTAACTCACTTGCGTATACTTCTTTGGCGGACTTGATTGCTTCTTCTTCAGTCTTTGAAACGGTGTCTATGCTTTCAAAAACCTTATCATCAAATACACCGTCTGTTGTTTTTATTTTTAGTTTGTACATGGTGATTATTTAGAACATGTCTTGCTCTTTACTCATCTCTAGACGGGCTTCGAAGTCTATAGGAGCATTTTTGCCGTCTTCGTAGATTTTGCTAATAATTGCACTTAACTCTTTGTCACTTTTAGCGTTCTTAATTGCTTGTAGATATTGCATGATTTTTTGTTGTTAATTTTGTTAATAATTGTGTAAGTGTTATCGACCTTACCCCCTAAGTATAGCAAGAAAGAGAAGAGAGGGTCAATAGGGCAACTGTGGATAACTTTAATAGGGGGTAAGTGAGAAAATACCATGTAGCTGTCTCGTGGTTTGGAAAGTGGTCTTTTTAATGGCTCTATTGAGCCAACATTAGAACATAGATTTATCCTTTCTGTCTAATTTGATACTCAAGATACTCATATTTTTTTACTATCGTGAAATATTATAGAAATTATAATATAGTTCTATAGGTATGTCAAGGGGTATATATTAAGCCATATAATAGCGCGCCCCGCGCCGTGGGGGAAGTAGTAAAAAAAATCGGTATCTTGAGTATCTTTTTTGGTAGAATACATATGTATGTATCATTGCATATGTGTGTATGATATACTATGTATGTTATTAGTTAATATTTTTTTATGAATAAGAAGACAATTACAATAAAAATACCCGAAGATATTTATTACAAGTTAAAAGAGGATATCGCAAAATCCCAGACAAAGTATAAAGGGTATATGACCACTGGTGAATTTATATCGTTATTGATTTTAGAATATAAATCACATGACAACTAATTTACTACTCTCCTTCTTTCTAGGTATAATCGCAGGTATGATAATGCTAACCACTTGTTTGACACTCGCTTACATTGTGTTATATAATAATAAAACAGTGATTAAGCAAAAGTTGCAGAACAAATTAAATAAAAAGGGTATCTTGATAGAACCCGAGAGCAACGATTTTAATAATTTTATAAATAGCTTGCCACATGAATAATTGTAATAAATGTAAATTGATAACAGTTAAGTATAATCCCTCAAAGTATGGAAATACATATGAGAAGATAGACTGTAAGCACTGTGGTTACTTCAAAACTCGCTTATACAACGATTTTATGGATAATACGCCTGTTAGTGGCTCTTTCACCCGTTACGCGCGTTCTGAGACCAATTCAAACGCTAAAGACGTTCTTCAACCTTTTAATAAAGATGGTATAATTAATAAGGATTATGTAAGCGTTTATGGTACTAAAGAGATTGAAAAGAGTACTGGACTAAATAAGCAAGAAATATCTAAAGAAATTGAGCGTTATGGATAAAATAAAACCAAAAGAAAGAAAATTTATCAATGAATACATAAAAGATGGTGACGCGGTACGCGCAGTTATTGAAACTGATCCGCACATTGTTAGCGAAGTATCAGCCGAGCAGTTAGCGAAGAAGCATTTAAATAATAAAACTATACAAGAACTGGCAGATACACTACTAGACAATGCTTTACTAGTGGTAAAACATGCAGAACTATTAGAACAAACTAAAACAGTGGTGCAATATGACCCTAAAACTGGACAGATTATCGCAGAAAACACAGATATACCAGATACAGACGTGCGCTTAAAGGCTCTAGACATGGCTTATAAGTTGAAAGGCTTATATGCTCCAGAAAAGAGACAAACAGTCAATCTTAACATTGAGACAAACAGTGTAGACCCTGATGTTGTAGAAATGACAAAGAAGTACGAAGAGGATTTGAAAAAATTATACATTAACAAACAACCAAATGGACAAAATACAAACAATAGCAACGAAGAAGCTAGATAATGGTGAGATAATATATTCGTGCATACCTAAGCGCGGGGTTAAAATAATGCCACTAGGATATTTTAAAACAGAGCAAGAGGCTATAGACGCTTTTTTAAAGGAATTAAATGGAAAAGAATAGCATACACGCATGGATTGTTAATAATAAGATAACAAACGAATCGGGAAAGATGATTGACTTTTGTAACCATCTTTTCTTATTTGATATATACGCAGACCAGTCACCGCGCTTAGTATGCTATAAGGCGGCGCAGATAGGCTTTTCAACAATGGCTATACTAAAGTCAATATGGCTTGCTAAACAGAGAGGGCTAGACATTATCTACACAATGCCAACATCTTCAGATATGAAAGATTTTGTAAGCGGTAAGGTGAACAGAATAATACAACAAAACCCCGTGTTATTAGAGTATGCAAAAGATAAGGACAGCGTAGAACAGAAGCAAATAGGTGAGAATATTATCTATTACCGTGGTACGTGGACAGAAAAAGCAGCGATTGCGGTATCTTCAGACCTTAACATACACGATGAAGAGGATAGGTCAAAACAGTCAGTTATATCGCAGTATTCTTCTAGACTACAGCACTCTAGTTTTAAGTGGGAATGGCATTTTTCAAATCCAAGCGTTGAGGGTAATGGAGTATCAAAATACTGGAGTAGATCCGATCAAAAACACTGGTTTATCACCTGTAAAACCTGTAATAGCGAGCAGTTTTTATCATTTCCAGAATCTATAGACAAAGAGAGACGCGTTTATCAGTGCAAATCGTGCCATAAAGAGCTATCAAACGAAGATAGAAGAGTTGGTAGATGGGTATCGAAGTATAAAAATAGAGATTTCTCGGGCTATTGGATTTCTCTTTTAATGGCTCCATGGATAAGTGCTGAGGAGATATTGAGATACCATGAAACAAAGTCACCAGAGTACTTCGCTAATTTCGTACTAGGCTTACCATATGTTGGAGAGGGTAATCAGGTAACGCCAGACCTTATTTTTAGGAATTGTACAAGCGACATAAACTCACAAGAAAGAATAGTGATAGGGTGCGACTCGGGACTGAAGAAACATTATGTTTTAGGTAATAAGGAGGGACTATTTTATTATGGTATAACGGAAACATGGGATACTATCCGTTCTTTATTGAAGAAATACGAAAGGTCAATAGCAGTAATTGACGCGTTGCCAGACCTTACAGAACCGCGCAAGTTACGAGAGGAATTTCCAGGGCGAGTGTTCTTGTGTCACTACGTTAGAGATAGAAAAACCTATCAAATAGTGCGTTGGGGAGAAAAGGAAGAATCTGGAAATGTTAATGTTGATAGAAATAGAATGTTGCAGATGGTAGTTGACGACTTTACAGATAGAAGAATACCATTGCAGGGGACGATTGACGACTGGGAGGACTATTACACTCACTGGAAAACCATGTACAAGATGTCAGAACCAGACGGTATGGGTATTCCCCAGATGATATGGGAATCATCATCAGGATTGGACCACTTCGTTCACGCAACGGCTTATTGGAGAGTGGGAATGGATCGGTTTAAGAATGATGGAGGTAAGTTATTTGGTGGTAATGGTGTAGAATTTGCTAAAGCGCCAGAAATATCTACATCAAGTACAATAAATACAAAATTATTATTTGAAGATAACAACTATGATGATTGGAGGAAAACTAATTAAAATAGATATAAGCGAAGAAGACGCACGACTGTTCTTAGAATTTCAGAGAAATTATGAAAATTTTTTAACCCTAATAAAAAGTGGTGTATTTAATGTCAAAAATGGCAACGCGACAATTCATTTTGACAAGGATGGAACACTTAAAGAAATAACATTGCACACTATTTCCTACAAGAAGGGAATAACTACTTGACTTTTATATAAAAAGTGTATAATTAATCCATAACCCAAACAAAGGGCAAGAAACTAATGGTAGTTCTTGCTCTTTTGTTTTATATAAAATGTCATTAACAGCAGGATACAAATCATTATCACAAAATATCAATAAGGTAGATGAGACAACTCAAAATGATGAAGGTGTAATTTCTCAACTAACCCCAGAATTGACATTAGAGATGTCAGACGAGGAGTTGATAGACCTAAAAAAGCAGTGGATAAAAGAATGGGAGCCTTATAAAGGAAAAATAGAGAAAAAGCAAAATGAAAATGAAGAATACTGGATGGGTAAGCATTTTTGTGACACTGACGAGTCACGACCACTTGTTGACAATCTTATTTTTGAGTCATTAGAGACATTTTTACCAATAGCAACACGACCAAAGGCTGATCCGTTGGTGGAATCACAGGACAATGAGACAGAATCAGCTATATCAGACAAGGTTAGAAAAATGCTAACTTATATTGCAGATACTCTATCTTTTAATCTAAAGATGAAGCAGGTTACTAGACACTGGTCACTATATCATCTTGGAGCCATGAAGGTTGGATGGTCAATGAAGACAAATGACATAACATGTCAAGTAATAAGACCACAGAAATTGATATTGGATCCTGATGCAACCATAGAAGAAGGTGAATATACTGGATATTACATAGGTGAATACCTAACAGACAAGGCTTCTGATTTGATAACTAGATTTCCCAAGCAAGAAAAATTCATAAAAGAAAAGGTAAGTGAAAAAACTGGTACAAAAGTGCAATACATCATGTGGACAACTGATGATTATATCTTTTGGACATTAGATGACGTTGTTTTGGATAAAGTACAAAATCCACATTGGAATTATCCTACTCAAGAGCCAGTAGCGGTGGATACTATGACAGGTCAAACGCCACTAAACAGCAATGGGGAAGCCATGACACAGGAAGTAAAGGGTAACAATCATTTTAATGCTCCAAAGAAGCCTTATATTTTCCTATCGATATTTAATCTTGGATTACATCCTCATGATGACACAAACTTAATTCAGCAGAATTTACCATTGCAGGATTTGGTAAATAAGAGACTTAATCAAATTGATAAGAACGCAGACAATACAAACGGTGGAATTGCTGTGTCAGGTGATGCATTTACAGAAGAACAGGCAAGTAAGGTAGCAAAAACTCGAAGAAAAGGAGGAACTATGTGGATACCAAATGGAGATGTTAATTCAGCCGTTAAGGATTTACCTGCTACTCCATTACCAGGATTTGTATACGAGTCACTAACTGATTACAGAAGTGAGATAAGAAATATTTTTGGTACAAGAGGTTCATCACCACAGGGTACTATTTCAGAGAAGACAGTCGGTGGTAAACAAATAATAAAAGGACAGGATGGCGACAGAATTGGTGGAGGAATTTCTACATATTTAGAGCAATTCTCAGACAAAGTGTTTAATTGGTTTGTGCAGTTGATGTACGTTTATTATGACGAGCCACACACAGCTGTTATTTTGGGAAGAGAGCAAGCTAAAGAATATATAACACTTGTTAATAGTGAGTTTGTGTCTAAATTAATCGTTGGAGTTAAGGAGGGATCAATGATACCTCACGATCCACAGTCAAAGAGAGACGAAGCATTAACATTGTGGCAACAGAAGGGAATAGACCCAATAACTTTCTTTGATAGATTGGAATTTCCAAATCCTAGAGAGTCTGCAAAACAATTGTACATGTGGTTGTCAGATCCAATATCACTATTCCCAGATTTATTACAGCAACAACAGGAACAACAAATGTTACAACAGCAGCAGCAACAAGAGCAGATGATGCAGCAACAACAAATTGAACAAGGTAATAAACAAATAGATCATACAAACAAGATGGAACAAATAATAGTTTCTAAACAACAAAAGCCATGAAAAATATGAATTTTATACAAAGATTGTTGTCAAGAAAAGTGTACGAATATGATTCGGGTATCAATAATAAACAGATTACCCTTCCAGAGAAGAAAATTGTTACAAAGAAGCCGAAGGTAGAGATGTCACAATATGAAGAACAAAGAAGAGCATTAGAAAGAAATAGAAATAAAGGCATTTATTCAGATGGTATAGGTGTAGGACCTTAAATTAATAATAAAATTCCTATGGGTTTAACAGAAATGTACCCTCCGCAAGGAAAAACAAGGCTGATAAACATATGCCTGAGAATAATATAGATGGTTTAGCGGATGTTAAAGTCGAAGGTCAAGATGCCTTTGGCGAACAAGAAGAGAAAACTTCTACTGAGTCGCTAACAGTAAAAGAACAAGAGGAGGTAAAGCCAGATCAGGGCAAAAGTACTGATAATATTGATAATACTCCTTTCCATAAGCACCCAAGATGGATTGAGCGTGAAAACGAACTTAAAACATTGAGGGAGAGAGATGAAGCAAGAGCAAAAGAAATAGCTGAGTTGCGTCAAAAACAACAAGAGATTTCTGAAAAGAATATTAATAGAGATATAAAAATACCAGAATGGTTCTCTGTACTATATGGAGATAATGCTGAAGCATGGTCAAAGTATAGTGAATATTCTAAGCAAGAGAGAGAAGAGATTAAGCGTGAGATCCTTGAAACACAACAGAAAGCTCAAATCGAAGCCCAAGAGCAGGAGAAGTATTGGGACAATTGGGTGGAGAACGAATTGGCAAAACTTGAAGATAAGGGTTATAAATTTGATAGGAAAGAACTTATACAGATAATGCATAAGACTAGACCTACAGATATGAACGGAAATCTTGATTTTGAAGCTGGTTATGAGACTTATGTTGCTAGAAAGGGACCATCTGTGGTTGGAGAACAATCACAAGCCCGCAAGAAGATCGCAGATGTTATATCAAATACATCTAAAAAAGAGCCAGCTAAAAAAGATTTCTTAACATCTAACGATTTGAGAAACAAAAGTTGGCATCAATTAGCAGACTAATTAATAATTAATTTTAAAATATTATGGCAGCAATGGGAACAAGAGTAACGACTACTACACAGTCGAAGCTAATTCCAAAGTTAGTAGATACAATTTTGAACAGTAATGTTCTAGCTACAAGACTTTTGAATAAGGCTAATAAGTGGAGCGGTGAGAGAATGAAATTTCCAGTAAAGTACTCAAAGAACACAACTGGTACTTCATTTGCTGGATTTGATACATTTTCAACAGCAGCAACAGATAACAGAGTTAATCTAGAGTTTGTGCCTAAGTTTTATCAAATGACAGTAGCTCTACCACTAGATGAATTATCAGTAAATGCTACAGAAGAGAAGGTACTAGATTTAGCTAAGATTGAGTTGGCATCAACAGCTCAGGATATGGCTGATGATATCGGTACTCTATTTTATGGAACAGGTACAGGTAATGGTTCTAAGGATTTCTTGGGTCTAGAGGCAATAGTTGATGATGGAACAAACGCAGCAACATATGGTTCTCTATCAAGATCAACTTATTCAACACTTAACTCAACAGTTACAGCTTCATCAGGAACACTATCACTAGCAAAGATGTCTACATTGTACAATGCAGCAGCATCAGGAAGCCAAACTCCTACACTAGGTGTTACAACAGAAGCAATCTTCGCTTTGTATGAGTCACTTCTACAACCACAAGAGAGAATTGCTAAGACTGTAGACGTTGTTAAGGGACGAGCAAGTAAGGGTCTAAATTCTGGTTCAGGATTAGTAGGTGGTACAGGTTTCACTGGACTATTCTACAAGGGCTTCCCTATCCTTGCAGATGAGAAGGCTACATCAGGAGTTCTATACTTCTTAAATGAAGATTTCCTAGAGTGGTATGCTCTTCCAATGGCAATGACAGAGTCAGCTAAGTTCCGATCAGTAGACATTGAGGGAAATGATTACTCTGAAGTTCAGGGTCTTGGATTCTCATGGAGTGGTTGGGTAAAGCCAACAAACAGTGCGTCAGTTGTTGGTCACGTATATCTTGGAGGAGAGTTGATTTCAGCAAATCCAAAGAGACATGCAAAATTGACAGGAATCACATCAGTCTAGTCAACTAGTGATATTATTATTAACAAATCATTATAATGTCTAGAAAATTAGAAGATTATATTCCACCAATAAAAGAGGATGGTATCGATACAGCAAAGTCTATCATTACTTCTTCTAGTATTGCCTCATCATCAGCTAGTGCTGGTATAGGATACTCTACAGGCGCAGGATCAACAGTAACACAAGCAACAAGTCGAACAACAGGTGTTACTATAAACGCAATATGTGGAGCAATCACAACAAATAACGCCTCTTTAGCAGCAGAAGCATCAGCAACATTTACAGTGACAAACTCTGCGGTAGCGATAGGTGATGTAGTTGTAGTTTCACAAAGATCTGGAGCAAACGGAGGAGCAACAGATGTATATGTTTCTACAACAGCGGCTGGTTCATTTGCTATCACAGTTATGAACAATAACGTAGCAGCTGGTACAGCAGAAACAGGAGCAATTATTATCAACTTTGCTGTTATTAAGGCAGTTTCAGCATAATGTTATCAATTAATTAAACACAAATTATGGCAACACAATTAGGTTCAACAACATGTATTGTTGCTCAGGATGTATATAAGTCATCAACAGTACAGCAACACATTTTAGGAGAGAAGGCATACACACCAGACGGAAGAACATTTCGTTATGTAAAGGTTGGTGCAGCTGCATTGGTACCAGGAAACTTGATTCAGGGACCAGCTGTTGTTACAAACCACGTAAACCTTACTCCAACAGCAGCAGTAGCAGTTGGAGATACAACAATAACAGTTACTCTAGGAGCAACAGCAGCTACTGAGAATCAGTATGCTGGTGGTTATCTAGTAACTGAAATTGGTACAACAGGAAGAGGACAGACACTTTTGATTAAGTCTCATCCAGCAGCAGCTTCTGCAGGAACACTTACAATAACTCTTTCAGATCCATTTACAATAGCAACATCAGGTACAGTTACAGTATCTCTTATTGCTAATACTTACAATGGAGTAATACAGTCACCTTCAACAACATTGACAGGTCCAATTGTAGGAGCAGCAGTTTCAGCATTACCAGCATCATCTTTTGGATGGATACAAACAAGAGGTGCTTGTGGAATATTGGTAAGTGGAACACCTATCGTTGGTTCAGCAGTGGGTGCGCCAACAACAACTGCTGGTATGGCAGTAGCAGACAGTGCAATTCTAAATCACATTGGAGTTACATTAAAAGCTGGTATAACAACACAGAATACACCAGTAATGCTTACAATAGACTAAACAGTCTACCTCCTTTTGGAGGTTATGGATATGAACTACGAATCACCTATTGTGTTTGTCAATCGGAAGAGTCACATCCAGAACCTCCAACGGGAGAAATTATCAGACAATTAATTATAATAAATATGTCAAGTCAGGCAATACAGTTTAAAAATTTTACAGATAGGGATTTTACATGGAGTTTCGACTCTATACCCTATCCGTTTAAAGCGGGACAAACTATTTACTTAGAAGAGTTTAAGGCAAAGCATTTTGCTAAACATCTTGTTGATAGAGAGTTAAATTTAATGGGTATTCCAACAAATAATAAGTCAGAAAGAGAGAAGTTAGAGAAACTATGTTTTCCAAGTGATGAAGTTGTTACACCATTAGAGGCATTGAATATTAATGAGACAGAGAATAAGAAGGTAAAGACAAGTAAGTCTTCCAAAAAGGTCGAAGAAAAAGAATTTGTAGACTTAGATAATAAATAATATGGCGTTAACACAATTAAGAGGAGATAATAGAATGATTGTTACTGAACTACCAGCAAGTACTGCTTTAGCAGCAACTTATGATGCTACAGTATTAACCTCAACAGCAATAATACTTAATGCAGCCACCAAATTACTTGAGTGTACAGCAATAGGTGCTTCTGTGTTTTATAAGTGGGGAGGAACAGCATCTTCAGCAAGTTTTGATGGAATAATCGTAGCAAATACTTCAAAGTTAGTAGCAGTACCAAGTGGTCAAACTTCTATTCAATTTATAGAAGAGGTGGCTACAGCAAAATTGGCAGTTGTTGAGTTCTAAATATATGAAATTACTTTCTAAATCAGACGTAAAATCAAAGATTCAAAAACAAAATGATGAATTGTTGATTAAAAATGCTGATCTAAGAAAAATACATTTAGAGTTATTGAGAAATATCAATGATATTAAATACAACAATAAGGACGAAAAAGCAAAAGAGTTTGAACAATTTTGTCAGGATATAACTGTTAAGAAAAGTATCCTTTTAAAGGAATTGAAGCAATTACAGGATGATATTGAGAATAAAAGAGAAATAATAGATGCTCTAATTGAAAAACAAGATGTTCTTAATGAGAAGGAGTACCAACTAAATGATAGGGAGCAGAAGTTAAACTTACGTGAAGACTTTATTAAGGGTGTAGAACATAAAATATATGAATTGCGAAAATGATGACTTCATAATGAAGAATCCAAATCTTTATATCACTCTGGCTGAATCTGAGCATAATGGTTATCTTCTACAAGAAAGCGATAGTCTAATTACAACAGAAAATAGTGATGAACTATTTTATTAAAAAATATGGCAAATAAGAAAATAACAGAACTTACAGCATTAACATCAGTCGCCTCTGGAGATCTAATTCCAATTGTTGATGTAAGTGATACAACCCAAGCAGCTAGTGGTACTACAAAGAAGATTACACAGGCTAATTTTGTTGCTGGAGTTTTAACTTCTCCAACAATGTCAGGAACAGTTACATTAACAGGAGCAACTATAGTTAATACTGGAACAATAACACTACCAACATCAACAGACACACTTATTGGTAGGGCAACAACAGATACTCTTACAAACAAAACGCTTACAAAACCAGCAATAGACGCAACTAACCCATCAGCCCAAACATACACACCAGCAATATCAGGTACTGCAACATGCAATTTGGCTTTGGCTAACGAACACAGAATAACAATGCCCGCAGGTAATATTACAATAGCTTTATCTAATGATACTAACGCACAAAAATTTATAATTTCTATTACACAAGATGGAGTTGGCTCAAGAACTGTTACATGGTTTTCGACAATTCGTTGGGTTAATGGCACGGTTCCAACATTGACAACCACCGCAAGTAAAAGAGATACATTTGGATTTATTAGAACAGGAACAGGCACTTATGATGGTTTTATTATAGGTCAAAATATATAAAATGGCATTAAATACAAATCTAGTTGCATATTGGAAATTAGATGAAAGTAGTGGAAACGCTACTGATGTAATTGCTTCTTCTGTCTTAACAAATAATGGAACTATCACATATAGTGCTGGAAAAATTAACAACGGTTCAGATTTCGGTTCTTCTAATAGTAGTAAATATTTTACAACAGCAGATGGTGCTTATTTAGATTTTTCTACTGCGTTTAGTATTTCCTTATGGTTTAGGTGTACTGGAGGTGCTGGGACTTATAGGCATTTAATAACAAAGCCAGCTAACCCAACATGGACTTCACCATTTTTTGTCTACGGATTGAGAATAAATAATTCTAATGAATTAGAAGCGTGGGCTAATACAGCTGCGGACGGTACGGCTACAACATCTACATCAGGCTCATTTGGTGCGGATAGTACATGGAAACATGTTGTTGTTGTGTTTAATCAAACAACTATCAAAATTTATGTAAATGGTTCTGAATCAGCTTCTACATCAAATACATCATCTATCTCAAATTCCTCACAATCACTCATACTTGGAAGTAGACACGCGAGTGATTTGGGTGAGTATTTTAGTGGAATGATTGACGAAGTTGGTATGTGGTCAAGAGCTTTAAGTGGAACAGAAATTGGTCAATTATATAATTCTGGAAATGGAAATTCTTATCCATTCGTATTGGGTGGATCATTTTTATTAAATTTTATTTAACAATATGCTTACATACACTTCAAGACGAAATTTAATAGGAAAAATATCAGGTGCTAATTCAGTAGATTCTTTAGAGTTATTTGATTCACTTCTAAATGAGGCTGATAGTGAAGTTATAAATTCAAAGCCTTGGAAATTTCGTGAAAAGACAATAACAAAGACGACTGTCGCTTCTCAACAAACATATTATGTTGGATATGGTCGTGTTCGTGATGTGACTGTAACTGTAGGAACTACTAAATATTCTCCAAGAGAAATCAAATCACTTGATGATTGGAATAAATTAAATCAATCCACAAATGTGACATCAGACACTCTAGAATACTTTTTTGTTGGTGATGGAACTATAAGTTTTTATCCAAAGCCATCATCAAGTGGAAACACAATAACTTGTGACTTGTATCGAGGTCATAAAGATTTAACCATAGCTGACTATACTGCAGGAACAATTACAACAACTTCTGGTACAACAATAACAGGTTCTGGAACATCATGGACATCACAAATGGCTGGCAGATGGATCAGAATAACTGAAGTTAATACAGCAAATACTGGTGATGGTGAATGGTATGAGATTTCTTCAGTAACAAGTAGCACTGTCCTTGAATTGGTATCGCCATATTTAGGAACAGCTATAAGTGGTGGTTCTGCTAATTATGTTATTGGTCAAACTTCTATAATTCCTTCTGATTTTCAGATGGTGCCTATGCACGCTGCACTTGAATACTATTTCACATATATTGATCCTGATGATAAAAGAGCTGATAAGGCAAAGATTAAGTATGCTGAAGGATTAAAGCGTATGCAAATTGAATTAGGTGGTACAAGTATATAATTATGGCATTAGAAAAATTAACAATTGAAAATATATTAGAGGGTTGGTCAACAACTGATTATTTCTCTTCTAAGGGTCAATATAATTCATCTCTCGGTGTAGATCCTGACTTACCAGCTACTTCTTCAGCAACAAAGACATCTGGTGTTCTTGTGCCTACTCGCTATGAAAAATTTTCAGGAACTGAGATTGATGGTTATCCAAATTGGATAATAACAAACAACAAGACATCAGATTCTTATGTATACACTTCAACTGGTAAGGTACACTCATTTAATTCATCAATAACAATGAGAGCTACTGATGCAGCAACATCACCCGCCTCTTTCCCTATAACAATTACTGGTGGTGCTGGAAACGGATCTTGGTACTACAATAACTTTGTATACTTTGCAGAAGCTACAGACATTTCTCAATATGGACCACTTATTACTGCTGGTGGATTAACTACTTCTGTTGTTAAGACTGAAAATGTCTGGACTGGTGCAAAATTTGGAAAAACAGCTTTATCAAACGCAACATATCCATCTATTCAAGGTGTGCCAATACCAAATCACCCTGGACATGTTCATACAGATGGTTCTGCATATATCGGCGACACCCTAGCTGGTCAAGGAATAATTCATAGAATGAATACAAAGAAGGGTACTGATGAAGGAGATACTAATGGTACTACAGTTGTTTCAGCTTATAATGCACTTGATTTGCCTTTCGGATATTATCCAACTGATATTGAAAGTTATGGTACAGATCTAGTTATATCAGCTATACAGACCACTGATAGCACTATTAATCAAGGTAAGGCAGCACTATTCTTTTGGGATCCAACAAATACCGACTCATTTTATAGACAAATCGCATTGCCTGATCCATTGGTTACAGCGCTATTGAATGTTAATGGAGTGTTACACATTTGGTCTGGCAACGCTTCTAATGGAGTAAGAGTGTCTAGATATATTGGAGGAGAAACAGTATCAGAAATATCATATTCAGAAGAAGGTACTCCACCATTTGCAGGAGCTGTTGATGCACTTGGATCACGTTTAGTGTGGGGTATTTCAACAACATATCCAGAAACATCAGCGTCAGTTGTTGCTTTTGGTTCAAAAAATGATGCCTTACCAAAAGGAATACACAATATAATTAGGACAACGTCTTCTGGCTCTACACCAACAGTTACATCATTAAAATACGTTCAACAGGCTTCAAATATTCAACCAAGATTGATTGTCGGTTGGGGCGATGGTACGTCTAAGGGATTAGATAAGTTATCTACAACAGCAACATTTAATTCTCTTTGGAGAAGTAAGATTTTCAACATAAACAAGACATTTCTATTAAAGAGACTATTAATACCACTAGCAAATGCTGTGGATTCTAATACAACGATAACTGTAAAGATCTATTTAGATGATTTGAGTAGCAGTGTTACTCTCAACACAATAAACAACACTAATTATCCAAATAAAAGAAAGGTCTACTATAAACCATCTGATTTGTCGCAGGCTACTGGAAATAACAATTTCCTTATAGAAATTAAATGGACTGGTACAACTTCTATGCCTGTATTGGTACCAATTATACTGGAAGTAGATATTTCAGAAGATGAGTTATAATTATAAATATCATGGCAAAACAAACTTTTAATCCAAATAACTTACCAGAACAGTCAAAGAAATACATGACTGAGCTTGAGGTTCGTGAATTAATATCTGCCGCTCTGGCTAATTACACTGGTGTCGTGCGCTTTAGAAACGTAACAACTACTGATGTTAATATTAGTGATTTTACTAACTCACAGCATACACATAGTAATGCAGCTGGTGGTGGACAATTAAATTTAAATAATGCTTCTTCTACCACAATCACAGTCCCTACTGGTGGAACTGGGGCGGTGAGTTTGACTGGTATAGTTTACGGAAACGGAGCTTCGGCAATGACCGCAGCAAATATAACTGGCATTGTTAAAGCAAATGGTGTGTCGATACCTACAGCTATAACACCTTTAGCTGGAACAAAGGTATATTACGTCGCCGATTCGAGTGGTGGGGCGGTAACAAGGAAGTTGACGTTTACCGATGGAGTATTAACAGCAGAAGTTTAATAAATAATAAAAAAATATATGGCAACAAATTATGGAAAAGTAGCAACATCAGCATCACAACAAGCACAAAATAAATCAAATTTAGCAAACGCATTAAAAGCTCTATCAAAATCTGGAGGCACAGCTACGGCTGCTCAGAAAATATACAGTGGTGGAGGTGGTTCATCACCATCTACTCCAGTCGCAACAAATAATCAGACAACTTCATCTGGTCGTTCACCTATTTACGGTACATCAAGTTCTCCAGCAGGATCAGGTTCTCCAGTCGGTATGACAAAGACCCCAGTATTAGGTACAACAGGCAATCCTGCTGGTTCACAATTACCTGTAGGAATGTCAAAGGCTAATACTAAAGCAGCTACCACAGCTTCTGCTATTGGAACAACAAAGAAGCCTGATTGGCAACTACAGATGGAATCTATAAACAGAGCAAGTGGACCAATAGATGAGACTGGTACAGGTTCATATGGTATAACTAAGAATCCAAGTTATACACCACCAAAACAAACAGCTTCTGCTTTTGATGCTTTTAAGTCAGCTCAAAGTAATAGAGTTAATGCAGACTTACAGACAGCTGGATTGTCAGCTGCTTCTGGAAGTGGTGTTCGTACTTCATTTGAGAATCTAATGACAAAAGCTGATAGTAGTAATTCACCAAATAAACCTGTAGTTCAGCCAAAAGTTAATTTTACCGCTAATGGTCCACGAATGGATGGTCAAACAGATTTAGGAAATACAACTGCAGATTCTCCTGTAAATAGAACTACTCCACCAGCAACACTACCTTCAATGAGTTCAAACTCAACCAGTAATTCAGTAGATACACAAGCGCTAACACAACAGTCTAATTTTGGTATAGATAATACAAAATCTAAAGCTCCTGATTTATCACAAATTCAAGCAGCTGCAGGTGTTGCTGATGAAACAAGGAAGCAAGCAGACGCCGCAGATCAAGCAGCACAAAGTGCAACAAATGAAGACGATAGAAATTATTACAGAGAATTAGCAAATTCTGCACGAGCAGAAGCTGATGCCGCAGAAGCTGAGTATCAAAAACTACTACAACAATCAGAAGAGGAGAAGAAAATACAGTCTCAAATAGACGCTGAAACAAGTGCATTAAGATTGGGTCAAACAGATGTAGCAGGGCAAGCCATTCCCCTCTCATTCATTACAGGTCAACAGTCAGCACTAGAAAGACGATCTCTAGATAGAGTAGCTCCTCTTACAAGTAAGTTAGGTCAATTACAAGCAGCACGTCAGGCAGCTCTAACTGGTGCTAAGTCAAAGGTATCTTCTAAGGAATCACGATTGGGAACAGCTGAATCTAATCTAACAGCTATTTCAACAGAAGAAAGAAAGAGAAAGAATCAATTACAAGATCAAGCTAGAGAAGATAAACAAACAGCACAAGAGCAAGCAAATATTGATAGAAAATTCCAAGAGGACAAGAGACAATTCGGTCTAAATTATGCTAATCAACAAAGAGAACTTGCTATTAAAGAGATTGCTGCAAAAAGTTCAGCAAATAAAGGATTAACAGATGTTCAATTAAAGCAAGAAATAAATAAGCAATTGGCTAATCCAAGTTTTCAGAAGGCATCTGAACAAGAGAAGATAAATTATATCTTGTCACAAGGTGGTGATCCTACAGATTTTGGTCTAAATTATTAAAAAAACATGGTTCAATCATTTGATGAATGGAAAAATTCACAAGGTCAAACACAAGTCACCAATAGTGGCTCTGTTAAGCCTGTAAAAGTTCAGTCATTTGATGAGTGGAAATCGTCTCAGCCAGCGCCTGAACCAAAACCACAAGGATTTCTATCAAAGGCTATTGGTTTTGGTAAAGCAGCTGTTGAAGATGCCTATAAAACTGTAATAGCAAAACCAGCAACACGTCTAGCTCAAGCCGTTGCTGCGCCAATTGTTTATGGGTTTGGTAGTGAACAAACTAAAAAGAACTATGAAGATGTTGTCTCAAAGCCTATGAACATTCCAGGACCAGTATTTACCTCTGGCACCACTGTAGAGCCACAAAAAGCCTTTGGTCAAGGTGGAGCTACTCAAATAGCTTCTGATGCACTCAAGTCAGCTTCATATCTAGCACCAGCTGGCAGAATAGAGGGTGCAGCGTCTAATCTAGTTAAGGGTGAAGTTAAAAAAGCAGCACTAGGTACTGCTGCCTCTGGAGGTATATTCGGTTTACTAGGTGGTGCAGGAAACGCTATGGCACAGGATAATCCAACAGTAGGGAATGTCGCTAAAGAAGCGGCTGTCGGAGGAGTTGTGGGAACTATAACAGGAGGTTTATTAGGTCTTGGTGGTGGTATGTTAGCTTCTAAATTCAGGAAACCAACACCTCAACCGAAAGTAGCAGCTGCTATGGATGTTGTTAAACAAAAGAGCGTTACATCTGCCAATCCAAATTGGAATCAAGATTTACCACTGCCAGTTAATCCAAATCCTGATATTCCATATATACCAAATGAGCAATTGCCCACTATTCAAATGGGATCTAAAGCAAAACCTTCTTTGCCAACCATTTCTATGGATGCTCCAACAAAAAAACCAATTGCGCCAAAAGGAATGAAATACGAGCCAATCAAACCGCCTGTGTCTCCACAAACTGTAGAATATCAACAACCAATTCTAAGTCGTGATAATCAAGTGCAACCGCCAACTCCACCAGTAGCATCAACCCCAACACCAGAAATACAGCCACAACAAATTCCAACAACTTCCAAACTAACCCCAGTACAAGGTACTGGTGAATTAAATGTTAGAGGTCTAGCTAAGTCTCTTGAAGATAAGTTACAGAAAACTCTTGGTAATTTACCTGAGTATAATGTCGTTGGTAATGAGGGTCAATTTAAGAATGTTGCTGAAATAGCATCTACTGACATAGAAAGAGCTAAAAGAATAGCTCTTGGACAAGAAGCTCCTCCACAAGGAACATATCCAGAGGCTTTTTATGTTGCTATGGCAGAAAGAGCGAAGAATGATCCTGCTCTAGCGTTAAGTCTAGGTAAGAGTTCTGCATTGATTGAAGATGCCACAGTTATGGGTCAAAGACTGCAATTATTGAGCAATCTTAATCCAGATTCACCAGTAAACGTTATTAGAGATATTCAGAAGACTTTTGATAGCGCTGCAACTAAAAAATATGGTAATATTAATTCAGCTAAAAAGGCAGTTATTAATGAAATAGATGCAGTTGTTAAAAAGTCCACACCAAAAGTCGAGGATTGGAACTCATTTATAACATCAATAACTTGTTAAACATATGGCATATTGTCTACCAAAATTCGCAGCAGATGTATTTAAGCAAAAATTAGTATCGGGTGAAATTAATCCTGATAAGTTAGCGTCTTTAACATCTGAAGAAAGAAATTCATTCTTCTCATCATTTCTTGGAGAAGCTAATGCAAAAAATGTTAATACTCTATTTGAATCTAAGTTATTATTGAAAAACCAACAGAGTGGAATGATTGAGTGGGCTAAAACTGTTGGTGGTATGAAACCAGAAGCGTTGCGAGATTTTGTTGATAGAGTCAATAAAATGACTGAGGTACTAAATCCTACAAATAAACAGTCTTTCTTGGAGGATTTGGCTGCTCATAAATTAGGAATTAAGACAGTAAGTCTTGAGGAGGCTACTAAGATAACTCAATTGGCTGAAAAGGTAGCAGAAGCCAAAAAGGCTATGGAAGGTGGTCCTAGAAGAGTCGACGGCGTGGCTACTGAATCTGAATTAGCTTATGGAAAATTAAGGACTGAGTTTTCTAATTATGTTGCTGATCTTAAATTAAAGGCTAATCAGATGACCATAATGGAGAGACTGCAGCCACAAAATCTTGGTCAGAATGTAGTTGATCTTGCTGGTACAACAAAAGCTCTAAAAGCGTCATTTGATAATAGTGCTATCGGTAGGCAAGGTTGGAAGGTGATGATGACCAATCCTAAAATATGGATGGAAAATTCAGTTAAGTCATTTGCTGATTTGGCTAATCAAATAGGCGATAAGCCTGTAATGGATTTGGTTAACGCAGATATTGTGTCTAGACCAAACTATTCACTGATGCAGAAAGCTAAACTAGCTGTTGGTACACTTGAAGAAGCATACCCAACACACATATTAGAGAAAGTCCCTGTATTGGGTCGCCTATACAAAGCGTCTCAAACGGCTTATGAAGCATTTATGTATCGAACACGAGCGGATCTATTTGATAAGTATATTGATATTGCTCAAAAAAGTGGTGTAGATATAAGTGATAAGGTACAACTAGAGTCTATCGGACGAATGGTCAATTCTCTTACAGGTAGAGGTCAGTTAGGTGCTGCTGAAAAGGTGGCTGTTCCATTAAACAATATATTCTTCTCTCCACGAAATTTAATGAGTCATATTGACATATTAACGGCTGCTCAGTTCCAGAAAGGTGTTACGCCTTTCGTAAGGAAGCAAGCAGCTATTAATCTATTAAAAATAATTGGTGGTACGGCATTAGTTTTAGGTGGAGCAAAAGCATTTATTCCAGATAGTGTTGAATTTGATCCAAGAAGTGCTGATTTTGGAAAGATAAAGATTGGGGATACTAGATTTGATGTGTCTGGAGGTATGGCATCAGTTATCACATTGGCGGCTAGATTGATAACTAATTCATCAAAAAGTAGTACAACCAAGAAGATTACTGAATTAAATTCAGGTAAATATGGTTCACAAACAAAAGCAGATGTTTTGTTGAACTTTACAATGAATAAATTATCTCCACTTGCAGCCATTATCAGGGATAATTGGATAACGGGTAGAGATTTTCAAGGCAATAAGCCAACAGTCGGTAGTAATTTAAAAAATTTATTAGCACCACTACCTTATACAAACTATGAAGAATTAAAGAATAACCCAAATTCAGCACCGATGCTTGTTGCAATGATTGCTGATGCGCTAGGTATAGGTACAAACACTTATAGAAAAAAATAATGAAAAGAACTATCCATACAACTCCAGAGGAAATAAGGACACATAATTCAGATGTGCTGGTATCTACAGTACAGTCATCTATAGCTAGATCAGACGACAATTCTAATAAAATTATTAATGCTATTTCAAAAAACAATAATAGAGATAAACTAGAGGAGATAAAAAGTGCTAGTTTAATAACAAACAAAAAGCTCGATAAAATATCTAAAGGAATAAAAGTAGAAATTGATGGAGCAGAAGTTATAACTATTAAAGGTAAAGATGGTCAAAAACCAGTCAAAGGTGTTGATTACTATACTCCAGAAGAGGTGGCTCAGATAAAGTTTGAGGTAACTCCAATAAAGGGAATAGATTATAATGATGGTCAGAGCATTGTTGGACCTCAAGGACCACGTGGAGAAACTGGACCACAGGGTATACAGGGACCAATTGGTTTACAGGGACCACGTGGAGAAACTGGACCTCAAGGACCCGCTGGACCAAACGGATCACCAGACACACCAGAAGATGTTGTTGAAAAAATAAACATTGCAAAAAATAGAATATCTTGGAAACAAATTAAAGATGCTCCAGATATACCAAGTTTTGATACAATGAATCAGACTGGTTATGCTTCTGGTGGAGCTAATCAATTGAGATTGTTGTCAAGTGGAAATTTAATTTCTGCATATGTTACAGAAATAAATTTTTCTACAGGTATAACACCTGTCTATAGTGGTAATGGAAGAGTTACAGTTACAGCTAGTGGTGGCGGAGGTGGAGGATTCTCAATCGAGACTCCAACAGGTTCAGTGAATGGAAGCAATGTTACATTTACAGTGACGCAAACACCAGTCTATATTGTGTCTGATGGAGCCACCTATTTTGATGGAGCTGGCTACACCGTAGCGGGGTTAACAGTAACAATGACTGTTGCCCCAACATCATTTATTAGGAATTTCTATGGTGGAAGTGGAACAACTGTGGAAACACCATCAGGAACTGTAAATGGAACAAATGCCGTGTTTACAGTTACATCTACACCAGATTATATAGTTTCAGATGGTGCGACATATTTTGATGGTGCGGGATATACGATTGTTGGTTTGACGGTCACGATGACAGTCCCACCATCGTCATTTATTAGGAGTTTTTATTAATAATTAATTAAACATGAAAAAAATATTACTTACAATTTTAGCAGCAATAGCATTAAGTCCACTTACAGCAAGCGCAATACCAGTTACTGTACCATCAGCAACAGCTCCAGGGGACATCCTTTATGGATTGTCCTCTGGACAATATACAATATTACCAATAGGTGCAAATGGTAAATGTCTAGGTGTTTCTGCTAGTTTGCCAGCATATATTACATGTGCATCTGGATCAGGAACATGGTCAACAACAACCTCAACTGTAGCAGGTCAATTAGTAAACTATCCAAACAACGATACTGATGTTGTGACTATTGGTGCAAACTCAACAACAACAGCAGAGTTTTTCTTTAACCCTAATACTAATAGGTTTATAGTTGCTTCAGGTAGTGTGGGTATAGGTACAGCACTTCCAACAGATATTCTTCATATCGTTGGTGGAGATTTTAGAATTGCAAAATCTAATTCAGTTGCGGATTCAATAACTAATAATATTAACTTTGTTAATACAAATGTTACATTAAACCCACTTGCAGCTATTTCAGTAAGAACAGGTGCGACAACAGCTAACTCAAATCTTATATTCCAAACAGCCAATTCTGGAACACCAGCGGAGGTTGTAAGAATAACAGGTGCGGGAAACCTAGCTATTGGTACAACAACAGCTCCGTCATCACTTACAATAAACAGCAGTGCAGCAGGAAGTGCAGCCGTTGCTCAATTTGGAAGGTCTGGTGCTGGATTAGGTAGAACATACGATATTGGAATAAATAATATACTTACAGGCTCAACAGTAGACGCCATTCACTCAATTACAGCTCCTGGTGTTAGTGGAGGTCATGTATTTAATGTTTCAAATGCAGGTGTATCAACTTATGCCGTTGGTATAAGCAAAGATGGAAATCTTGCAGTAGCTACAACAGCACCTGCTGCCAGAATACATGTTCAAGGGACAGACGGCGGAACTTATCCATTTGCTATAAGCGGTAATTCAAAAGGAATGAGAACAGTTTTGAGTTCAACAGGAATAGCCTTGCAGGGAGTGGACACAACCTTAGTTGCTTCTTATCAGCCTATTAGTCTAGATGGTTCAGTAGTCACAATCAAATCAGGTGGAACTACAGAAGCTATTAAGGTTGATTCAAATCAGAACATTGGATTGGGTAGTACTACTCCTGGAACTTCGCTTGCAATCGGAAATACGGGTGCAAATACAATCAATATTTCAACTACAGCCACATCAACATTTGGTAGCGGAATAAATCTAAGAAGCGGTTGTTTTGCGGTCGGTGGAGTATGTATTACAGGTGGAGGCGGTGGAGGTTCATCAGGTCCAGTTACAACAACACTTGAGGCGGATTGCGAGCCACAGACCGATTCAACAGATTTTGCTCCAGGTGGTGCGTATTGGCAACCTATATACGGCTTTACAATGACTAACGCTACATCATCAAGACTGTTGTGCAATGTGGCAATACCAGCAAATCTAGCAACAACACCTAACATTTCAATCTTGCCACAAATCACAGCTACAGGTACACCAAGTACAGGTATTGCGGTGGTTGATGTTACGGCTACAACAACAAGATTGGGACAGAACTGGTACACAACAAGATTTACAGATGTTCATACAGCCTCTACAACAGCTGCAAAGAGATTCCAGCTAACAACAGGTACATCACTACCGCTTAACTCAACAACAACAATTACCCTAGCAGGATTAGTTACAGTAACCGCTGGCGATATTCTAAAGTTTGAGATTACACGATACGGAGCAGACGCAAATGACACAGTAGACAACGATATATTTATTCCAAAAGTATTAGTACAATTAGATACAAACTAATGAAAAAACTACTATTAACAATAGCAATATTCCTAGCGATACCAGTAACATCACATGCTGTTAGGTTTGACGGTGTTGATGATGGTGTAACTATAGGAAACATTTCCGCATTACACGCTTCATCTTCTGATTTAACTATATCGGTATGGATAAAACCTAATGACCTTACTGCTGGAACTAGAGGCGTATTTGGAATGAGTGGTCTTGGTGCTGGAGTTGTGCCTTATATGATTGAATTCAATCGAACTTCAGCAAGATTCAGCTACACTCAAGTCGGAACTGGAATAGGAACACCAACACTCACAAATACAAGCAACTTAACACTTGGGCAATGGCAACACATTGTTGTAACCAGAAGATTTAATTCAGCTGTTGATTGGACAGTTGCTATGTATCTTAATGGGCGACCGAGTGGTAGTGGAACTATTGCTCGTTCGGGAGGCACAAGTCAGATTTTGGCAATTGGAAGATATGGAGGGCATACTCTGTACTTTAATGGTGAGATTGCAGATGCTAGAATATATAATAGAGTTTTTTCACCTCAAGAGGTGACCGCCCTATACAACGGCTACGAGACCTATAACGGCTTAATGGCTCGTTGGGTATTAGATGGCAATTCATTACCATTTGTGCCAAGTGGAAATGGAAAATTTAACGGAACAGCAACTGGTGGTGCGTTAAAAGCAACGCTACCAGAAAGATTAAAATTATTTAATAAATAACAACATGGAAACAATACAACCAAACACAAACGCAGATATCACAGTAGCAACAGCAATAGAAGTAGTAGATACACACACAGCAAAAGAAATTAAGACAGAAACAATTGTCACAGAGACAATAATTGACTTAGAAAGTATTGCTAAGGATATTGAAGCTACGCAGTCAGCTATAGCTGGACTAGAAGCCTACAAGACAGAAGAGATTGCTAGTAGAAACGCAGATATTGCTCGCTTTACTCAATTACAAGACGAAAAGATTGCAGAGCTACAAGCAACACTAACATCACTACAGGCTAAGGTAGTAGAGCTTAAATCAAAGGGTATTCAAGAAAAGCCAGAGCCAGTTATTCCTATACCTGCAGAGGAATTACCAGTTAATCCAGTATAGTCATGAATCATTCTGAATTAAAACAAATTAAAACAGAATTAAACCCTATGATTGACGACAAAGTTAGACAATCAACTGATTCAACTACACGAGCCTTAACAGAGGTAATACGAAGTCTACAATTAGATTCAAAGGATAGCAAGGAAAAACTAGATACTTTTATTGAGGAAATGAGTAAGCATATAAAAAGAGTAGAGCCAGTTATTCTATCTTGGGAAGAGAATCAGATCTTTCTGTCAGAACTTAAGAAAAGAGGTGGTTGGATTATATACATTGCTTCTGCGGTGGCGGTTATTTCTACAGCTTGGTTTGTTATTAAAAATTGGCTAATTGCATTGAGATGAAAAATCTACTAATATCATTACGAAAAATTTTTTACAAGACTGATGTTACGAAGCCTATTAATTGTCCAGAATATGTACCGCCAGTAGTTGAAAAAACATCTGGGGAAAAGTTATATGAGTTTTGTATGCAGTATTACAATACCGACCCTACTCCTAAAGACGAGCAACCAGATGAGTTTGCTTGCGTTCATTCAATCACCACAATATTAGATAAGTATTTTAATGGTTATCCTATCATGACTTACACGCCAACAATGCTTGAGTACATTAAGAAAGACACTAGGTTCAAGGAAACTACAGAGTTCAAGACTGGTAATATCATTATAAGCCCAACAAAGAGCGGTGCGGGGCGTATTGTTGGTCATGTAGGTATTATAGGAAAAGATGGAAAGATACTAAGTAACTCATCTTCTACAGGATTGTGGTTTGATAAGTTCGATAACATAAGCTGGATTGACAGATATAGTAGGGTGGGCGGTCTTAACATGTACATCTTTGAATTAAAGTAGTACAATATAATTATTAATTAGTTAAAAAAATAACATGGAAAACACAAGCGTTCGTTTCTCACTTAATAGCATAGATTGGAAGAAAATAGGTATTGGGGCAGTTGTAGCGGTGGTTGGTGCATTACTAACATATCTAACCCCTGTCATCACAGGGCTTGATTTAGGAGCTTGGACACCGATCGTAGTTACATTCTGGTCAGTATTAGCTAACATAGTGAGGAAGTTTATAGCAGACTATTCGACAGAGTAGTCTACTGGTAATCTAAACGAGAAAAGAGGGGGAACAAGTCCCTCTCTTTTTATTGTAGTTATACGACTACAAGCGTTGCAGAATCGAATAGGCGGTTTTGCCTTGTCACCAGCTTGAATTCCATGACATTCATTGCGTGTTCGTAGCATGTTCTGCTACAAAACACCACTTGAGTGTCTTGGCTATCTTTAAGTGTGGTGAACACCGAATTCGCGTTCCTCTCTTTCCCGCAGTTGAAGCAGGAATGGGAGACGGCGTTTGTTTTTGTGTTCATGAATGTCAATTCTCCTCACTTGATGATTTTCTCCGAGCTTGTCGTTCGCACAGATAGCGTCACAGAAGCATTGCCCCTGAACGATAACACCATGTGCAATCGGTGCCTGACAGTTGCAACAGAACATAGTTTACCTTTTGTTTAATAGAACTTACTCCGACTTTTATTATACTACTATATTATTTTTTGTCCTGTGGATAAATGCAAAAACCGCTTTTGGCGGTTCTTGTTAGGGCGTAGGCATAAGCGTATCCCATACTGGTTCTATTATAACACAAAACCACACGGATTCTGTGTGGTTAGTGTATGACAATGCCAATTCTATCACCCCGATTACAAGACTATCGTCATAGGCTTTAATAATCAGGCACTTGACCTGTTGGAGTACATTATTAGACTTAATAATTAATATTAAATTTATTGCCCTATTTTATATTTCTCCGCCAATTAACCCTTCGATCGGTCAAAATTGAATGGGCGAGGCTTTTATATTCAGGCAAATTCCAACAACTCAAGTGTCTGATTACTAATAGAATGTTTGTTCAGGGGTCTAGGAATTGAACCTAGCATTGCTTTGTGTACTGTCAGTGGTATATAACCTCCACCCGTACTGACCATAGCGAAAGCCCTTGCAAAGGCTTGCATTGCTGACAGCTCTGCCATATCCCCCAAACAAACATTCTATTATTTTTCAAATAACTACTTATATTATACATCATTTAATAAATGACAGTATGTGAGCTACTACATCGCAGTTAAATGCGTTACCAAGACATTTATATCTTTGAGTATTTGAAATACCCTCGGTGTAATTATCGGGTAATCCTTGGAGGCGTTCACACTCTATAGGAGTAAGCTTGCGAATAATCGAATTTTCTTCTACCATACTATCAGTTTGGACAGTAGTCATTGAATTAGCTTTGCCTGTTCTGTTATATTCAGGTTTTTTCCCTTGACCCCTGTTTCTCAATGCTACTGGTATAGCGTATAATCCAGTTTTTGCTCCTCTGCCACCACCAAGAGCTGATAGGCCGACTGATTTACCTTCAGGTGAATAGATCCTATCTCCTTGACCACCTTTGTTAATTGTTCCAATTCTAATTGTATCCCAATTATGTCTATCATTTATTCCACTTCCACGACCAGATGATCTAACAGTATTTGACTTAGGTTTTACTATAAAAGAATCATCTACCTTTGGCTCTAAAATATCTTTTAATAAAATATTTTTATCCTGTGGCTGTGAGATTGCTAGAGTATAATAATTTTCTCCACCCATTGTCTTTGTAAAATCATTTCTTATACCTACCCAAAACAATCTTTTTCTATTCTGTGCTGATACAAGTGCTGCATTTATCATAGTAGGTTCTACACCTAGTGTCTTGGTTATTACTTCCTTTGCTTCTTTTGGCATACTAGCCACATTTTCTAGTATAAAATATTTAGGCTTTATTTCTTTTAGAATACGAACATACTCCCAAAATAGGCCACTACGCTCTCCAGAAAGTCCTTTGCGGTTTTTCTTTGCTATTGATAGATCCTGGCAAGGTGAGCCACCTATAAGCAAATCAATGTGTTTATATTCTATAGCTTCTTTTGGAAAATCAAAAATACTTCTACCAACTCCACCATTATTTATATTTTTAACATCACCTAATTGAATTATATCAGGATAGTTCTTACTTGATATCTGAATGGCATACTTATCAACTTCACTAGCATAATACGCTTCTACAGGTATTCCTGCCCTTTCTAAGGCTACTCTAGCACAAGATATTCCATCAAATAGTGATAATATTTTCATATATTTATTGTATCAAATACAAGCACATGCGGAGGTAGTGATTTGCCGTTTACCCTACGAGATACCCATAGAGCTTCGTATAGTCACACTACATGCAAAGACTCTCCAGTCTAAGGGTGATTTTTTGTTTATCGTGAGGGTCTCATACCTCATGCTAGTTAATTTATGTCTACTTTTCCATCACTCCGCATGTGTCTGTATTTGATTATAGTTTAGAGACTTTGCGGTCTATTTAATTATTGATTCACTTGTCTTTCCAATATCAACACCATAAACATTGCACACCAGAATGAACATAATATACCTATTGTCTATAATAGACTTATCAAGAATAACCCAACCTTCTGATATAAGATTTATAACGGTTGACATGTTTGTTGAGGGAAAACGCCCGTCAACTAATATATATTGTGTTTTCATCTCTTTATTCATTATTTGACAACCAATCTTGGAATAAATAATCTAGAGATTCTTTCTCTAATTTAGAAAGTTCTCTTATGATTTCAGAAAGACTCTTTTCAGTCTGCGTTTTTGTTCCAAAGAATGAATAGTTATCTTTTTTAAATTCTATAATCTTTTCTCCCATAGGAGTTTTTACTATTACTGATGGTGAAATACCATCTGCTTTAGTAATTATTCTAATCGGTAATCTTGTAAATTCTTGTAAGTTTGTATTAGCAGTTGTTGCCATATATTTATTTATTATCTCTTAATAGCCATTGCCATAGCCATTGCCATAGCCATCGCCATCGCCATAGCCATTGCCATAGCCATTGCCATCGCCATTGCCAGAGCCATCGCCATAGCCATTGCCAGAGCCATCGCCATCGCCATTGCCAGAGCCATCGCCATAGCCATCGCCATAGCCATTGCCAGAGCCATTGCCAGAGCCATCGCCATCGCCATTGCCAGAGCCATCGCCATCGCCATAGCCATTGCCATCGCCATAGCCATCGCCATAGCCATAATTTATACCAATTACTTGGTTTTCTGCTGTTAAAAATGTGTTCATATTATTTCCATGCTTCCTCATTAACATCCATTCTAGCCACCATCGTTAATTTATTAAAGTGAATATTAGGAGTAGCGTCTAAGATTGTATTTGGCAATTTTCCATTTTCCGCCAATTCACCGAGTCCTTTTGTTGTACCCCACTTTCTAACTACAAATGCGTTTGTTAGAGTACAATCATTTCCTTTTTCTGAATACTCACCCATAACTACCCAGCCACGATTAAGAATAACTATTTGCTTTTTTGTTGGTTTAATATTCTTCTTTGATAGTTGAACCTTTACATCCTTTTCTAAAACATATACCTCATTATTTAATGTTACTGTTTTCATATTTATATTATTAGTTTAATGACATTTCGGTCTTATTAATTATTTATACTGTTCTTTATCTAATAATTCCTTCCATGCTTTAAGTTTAGCTTCTATTAAAGTAGTTTTATCAGATTCCCCCAACATCTCTTCGTATTCTGATATCATTTTTGAGATGAAGAAGGATTTGATATTTGGTAAGAGTTTAGATGAAACATCACCCATATGTTCTGCATTTACAGCTTTTACTTTTTCTCCACCACCCCATCCATTTTCTTCATAATAATAAGCTATCTTATCAAACTCCTCTATTATCTCTTTTGGTGTACTCATTGTTTTGTGATTAATTTTTTAATGTCATGTTATTTAATTAACTTTCATGTAATAAAGGTACTTGTCTTAACCACATTTCTTCTGTTATACCCTGCTTTCTTGCCATAGCTTCTTTAACCGTCTTTGATTCCCACACACCACTGACATACTCATTTTTTGTTGATGGACATGTATACCACATAAAGTGTACATCTTTAACAAACAAATCTCCTTTAGGAAACTCCCACAGTTCATACTTAACATCTTCACCATTTATGTTTGACTTAGTATGTTTGTCTAGGCATTTTGCATTTTGTATTTTTGCAAACTCGTGAAAATCTCCATACTTCATCGCTTGGGTTCTTTGGTCTACATCTACAATTGCCATTATTTCAGACATAGGCATTTTCCTTGATACAACTTTTGTCCATAAATCTTTTTCAAACCTTACTCCATTTAAGAAGAAAAGCTCTTGACCTCCTTTCCATCTTATTGCTGGAATAGTATCAGAATGAAATTGATTCAAATTATTTATCCTAACTATTGGTGTTGGTACTAGGTACAATGTGTCTTTAAATTCAATTCTATAACCCAACCCAGCTTCCTTTGCTTGCATTAATAATTCACAGTATTCTAAATACTTGTAATCATTCTCATTAGGTGGTAATTCTTTATTGGGATTTTTACAGTATTCGTATCCAAAAACATAATAATCAAAATCATAATCTAATGCTGACCTTGCTGACATTGCTGACCTTGCTGACCATGCTGACCTTGCTGACCATGCTGACCTTGCTGACCTTGCTGACATTGCTGACCATGCTGACATTGCTGACCATGCTGACCCTGCTGACCCTGCTGACATTGCTGACCCTGCTGACCATGCTGACCCTGCTAACCCTGCTAACCCTGCTGACCCTGCTGACCATGCTGACATTGCTGACCTTGCTGACCTTTGGAAATCTTTGTCGTTTAAATCTACACACCACTTTACTTTTTTAGGTCTATCTAGGTTAAATAAATCATAAGTCTTCATTATTAACTCCTCTGATAGTTTTTTATCAAGCGTAAAATCACTTCGTTCAACATTTCTACACTGCCTGTCTATTAATTCTTGTGTTTCTTTTGAATACTTCATAAATATTAATCTATTACTTTTCTAGTAATTGAATTTGCGAAATGGTCTACCTCTTCTTCTTGGAATTTTGTATATATTCCAGGCGGAATTATAAGTGTTTTATGTTCTTCGTGTGTTAATTTACCCTCTGATTTTAATTCAAAAAAATAATTACCTTTGTCATCTTTTGTTATAACTAAATCTTCTGGTCTGTTTACCGTAAGTACGTGCCTGTGTCCCGTTGTCTCTCCTAATCCTAATACAAAACTACCATTATGCTGTACAATCTCGCCATCTACTTTTTTAATTGGATGAAGATTAATATCTCCATGTCTATAACTTATATTTTTCATATTTTTTTATTTAATCCCCTTAATTATTGCTAATAATGTTACAAATAAAAACAACCAAGCAAACTGTATCGTAAATACTACCGCCCAAAACCATGAACCAGTAAGTGTGTGTAAATGTTTTACAATAAACCCTGCAAGCACAAACATTACTGTGTAAAATGGTATGACTATGTATAATGGATAATGATCTTCATTCATGCTTTTTAGTATATCGCATGATAATTCCTTGTCTAGTGACCCCTGTGAATAACTTTCTTTCCATCTTACGCCTTTTCTTCTCGATCTTTAAATAGTCTGAGTACATCATGACCTTGTTGGGCTTTTCTATATGCGGTGGTCTTGGACCTCCAATATTAGGCTTATTAATTACCTTCATACCCATTCTTAGTCTCCACTTTCTTGCCCATTCTCTCTTGTATGCTAGATACCTTTCACGATTCTTCTGCTTCCATTCTTTTTGTTTTTTAGGGTGTACGTATGTCATACAACAATAGTTGCTATTTCTTTGGCCCTAGTAGCTGTTAATGATTTACGATCACTCATCTTAACTTCATTGCACCAGTCATTAATATCAATCATACAAAAGAAATCAGGGTATTTAATAACAACAAAGGCATCAACACCGACCATTGAAAAACAGTCGTATGGATTTTGCATACCCAGATCAGGTATCTTATAAACAAACACGCCATTCTTTACATTCTTTAACGCTTGAACTTGGTGCGGTACTACAGCATTGAAAGCGATTGATTGACCCTTAGTCTGCTTAAGCTCATAAGCTCCAGTCTTCTTATAGACATTTTTTAACCAGTGGTTGAAGTGTGTGTTGAAGTTAGCTTCGTGTTTCATTTAATTTAACAATTTTAAATTTCATATTACTAGTTTCGAGATCATATTTTTTTAAATTTTTCATACAAGCTAGAGCCTTTTTTTTGCTACACCAAACCATACCACCAATACCCCATGATTGAGTTGTGTTCATATCATCAATAACATTTGTCCATAGTTTTTTACCTAAAAAAATTGTGTACATTTATTTCCTATACAAATTAATACTAAAATCTTTCTTTGAATTAATACTATCATACACCGCCTGATCGAGACTGTCACCCTCTGTTAATAAGTACACAAAGGTAGTCTTAGTTGGCTTATCGATCCTCAAAAACCTACCGCAAATCTGCACGAATTTGGCATATGAATAAGACATCGAAGCAAAGATGCACAAGCCTATAGACGGCAAGTTATAGCCCTCTGCACAATCAGCCTGGATAAGTACTATAGCCTTGTCAGCCTTTTCAACAGCTAAAGTTACAGCATCTCGATCCTTAATATCACCCCTTATGATAAACGGCTTGTATTCCTTAAGTAGTTGGCTCAAAACATCAATCTGTGCGTTGTAACGGCAAATAATGGCTACCTTATCGTTCTCCTTAACAAGCTCAGTTATACGCTCATTTTTATCACAATCAAAAGTCTTTAAGGCTCTAAACTCATTAGCCAACAGCACTCCATTCTCAATCTCGTGTTGCATAGTGTATCTGACAATAGGTAGCGGATCATAGGCTTCCTCAATAGCTTTCTCTTGCTCCTTAGTCAGTGCAAAATACTCTGGCTCGCAGTGTATCTGTGGAGGTACATCAATGCAGTCATTAATATCAACAACACTGGCTATCTTCTTCGTAAGCTCGGCTAGCTTCTTGGTGATGTTCTTCTTTGGCATTGGTATAATCCTCATACCCATGCGTATCTGATCGAAGAAAGCATAATTGAAGCTAGTCCAGTTCCACTTGTGTCCTAACAGCACAGCTAACTGATATATATTCCACGGAGATGAAGTGTAGACCGTAGCTGATAAGAGTAGAACACGAGGTACTTTGTGCTTCTTGATATAGTTACGCAATGCTTTAGACATCTGACTTTTGAAGTGAGGTGTCAGAAAGCCATTGTGACATTCGTCTACGATCAATTGACTATGTGCAGGTAATTCATCCCAGTCTCTTCTAAATTCTTCCTTACTTATAACAGTATAATAATCAAAACCTTGAAATGAAAACTTATCAATTTCTCTCTCCCAATTTGTTTTTAGTGCTTTTGGAGAAATTATTAATACATGACCTCTATATTTTTCGGGATTATAATTAGCTGACCAACCCAACGCAGTCCTTGTCTTCCCCGTCCCCGTACTCCAGACAAGGGCTATCTTATTTGGGTTTGTCTTTAAAAATTCTTTTTGGTGTTGGTATAATTCCATTATCCAGCACCCGTAAAGGTGCTGAGAATAGAATTACTTTCCCTCAAACTCATCTAGTGGATCCTTATTTGCCTCTAACCATTCTGTATCCATCTCATATTTACCATTCTCATCCTTTGGAGTGTATACAGTAATAAGTTTTGTAGGATTGTAACCCTTTGTCTTTGCTGGTAATTCCTCCTTAAACTTTAGTCCGAATATCTGTCCGATTTTAACCTTATCCATTCTACTGTCGATAATCTTTCTTCCACCAACTGAAACAATATCACCCTCACTTGGCTCTACTGCTTCTTCAATAACTTTCTTCTTCTCATCTAGTAAATGATACTTACTTGATCTAACCTTAACCAAATAAATATTTTGCATCTCACCATTCTTGTCTGGTAATGTGCTTTTAACTTTCTTACGATCAACTAATGTTCCTAAAACATAGTCACCAATCTCATTGAATCCAACGAAGTCATTTTTAGCTTCATTTGACTCATCATCCCACGATACTTTTTTATTTGCCATAATATTTTATCTTGCTTAAATTTATAATATATCTTGATTTTTGACCAGATGCGTGCCAAACCTTGGTTTTCAGTTACTTCGTTCCGTTCTAAGCGTCCTTGTACTTGTAGTTGGTTCACTATACTCACCAAGGTTCAGCACACATCTTATTTATTAAGACAGTCTAAAGTATATCGCATCATTCTATTGAGTCAATGCCTTGTTATCCACATACTCCTGCATCTTTTTAACTGTATCTTGTATGCGTATTGAGAACTTTAAAATATCAGTCATTGTTCTTTTTGTTATAAATGATTTTATGTTTTTCTCTATGTCCTTAACAAAAGAAATATCAAAATTTCCAAAGTCTTGCGTTGGCATCCAGTACAAAGTTGTCTCTACATCTTTTGGATCAATTTTGTTTATTAACCAATTCATTAATAGATACATATTTATCTGTCCATGATTATCAACTCTTTCTTGTGTCCATTCTCTCTTTCCTGTCTTATACTCTGCCAAAAATTTAAATGTCTTATCACAAAAGCTATCTGCGTAACCAACCATTTTAATTCCATCTAGTGTGGCGCTAAAAGGATGCTCCATCTTTGAGAACCTTTTAATACTTGGCAAGAATGTCGGATCAGTCTCTAGCTTCTTTCCTATCTCTTTACCAAATTTCATTTCAGCACTTTCCTCTTGCTTCTCCTTTAATACATAACGCCTAAACCACTGCTCTGGATTGTATTCAAAGCTAGATATAGCACTCCATGACAATGGTCTTTCATCAAAATTTAACTTCATTTTCTTTTTTAGCGTCTAAAGCACTTGATATTGCTTCGAAGTCCTCCTCAGCTTTATCTGATAATACCTGTTGCTCATCTGTCTTCTTGATTGCAACATTTCTCCAACCCTTTACTCGCTTACCCAGAACATCAGTAATCAATCCCTCACTAGCGAATGTACAATAGAATAGGAACTTACTGCCGAACATCTTAATCGTCTCTGTAGCTAGTCCCTCTCTCAAGCAGAAGTCTGAATAGGCTTCGTACATCTTCTCCTTGCTTATCTCATTGCCACCGTCTTGGTCTATCTGAGTTGATGAGAATATCGCAATTGACGATCCGCTCTTCATCATCTCTCGCTTAGTATCCATAGCACTGTTATCATATGAGAACTTTCCATTATCAAGCAATCGCCTCAAACCTGCTATAGCGTAATTGAACAGTCCCGATCGCTCTTCCTCTGTTGTAAGTGTTGCTATGAAGTTAGGGATTTTCTTCTCAATGGTCTTCTCAAATCTTATTATCATCCACCTGTTGAAATAGGCAATATCATCAAAGTCTGTAACATCTGGTATCTTATTACAAGCGAAAGTCAGCTTAGAGAAATTGTTGAATGAGAATTGATTACCGAATTTGTACTCCCCTGATATTGACCCTCCACCTGTTGCAATCTTGAACTGTCCCGTGTCAGTAATGTCCTTAGCCGATAGTTCATCTACAATGTTTCCATGCTTCTCGTATAAATGTGCCGCCGAGAACTTGTCGCTGGACATTTTCTGCAATGAGATTGATGAGATGTTATTCTTTCCTAGTAGAAAGACAATGGTCTCCAGTAGTGTTGTCTTACCTGTATCACCCTCTCCAACGAATATAATAGCCTTCTTGAACTGATATAGGCGGTAGAAGTAATAGCCTATCCACTCCTGCACAATGTTCTCCTGATGTTCGTGTAGTACCTGCTTAAAAAAGGCTTTTGTCTTTGGGCAATCAGCGTCTTTCTTATAAATGATAGGGAATTGATAAGTGAACCTGTACTGTGGTGAGTGTGGTAATAGCTCGTCTTTCTCTAAATCATAGACACCGTTTGCTAGGGGGATAATGTTAAGCGGAGCAGAAGTGAAAATCGAGCGGGGGTGTGATGTCATGTCAGCAATCTTGTGGAATGTCTCAGTCTTTGAGTTTTTGTTTGTATGCTCTTGCAGTATTCTCTGTATCTCTGGATAGATTAATTCATTCTCCGCTCTGAAGTAGATACCATTTTTGTACACATACATCTCCCTCTCAGTCTCTCCAACAGTTATGATGTCGTATTTCTTTGTAAGGTATTGTGCAAGTGCGTATGTTCCCTTTGTCTTATTAGAAACAAAGTTCTTTTTTATTTCGATTTCTTCTTCAACCTTATTGAGATTTTCTAGCTTTTCCTTTTCTTCGATCTTCACCACATTAAAACAATTCACAATGTCCTCCGAAGTTGCGTACTGTAAATGAGCATTAATGAATGAGGGTAATAGCGAGTCCCAAATCTTTGGATCGGGCGGACATAATTGTATGGTACTCCTTATAAAATTTTGAATTTCTTGTAATGTCATTTTTTATAAACAAAAATCAGTGTATGAACAGCGAGGGTCGATGCCCGCAATTATTGTAATCATGCAAAAACAATAATTTCATACACTGATTTATATTTACAAATTATCGACCTGTTTGTCATGCGATATATTATGAGCGTTATTTTTTTATTTGCAAGGGCTTAACTGTTGATAAGTTCTTTCTGCGAGTGAGCCAGCCCCTCTTGGCAATCTTCGATCGCATTGTTTTTGGTGTTTGTCTCCAC